GGACGAGGTTGGCGACTGGAAGCGCGAAGCGGCGCTCAGGGCTGAACTGAGAACGTCTGCGGCGCGAGAGCGCGTCTTGGCCGAGAGAGTGTTGCGCGAGGCTGAGGCAGCACAGGAATGGAGGCAGTTATATGCCGATATTGAAGCACAACCTGACACGAATAGCTGCGGTAGCAGTGTTGACCGTGCTCTTGACATCGTGCGGCAGAAACGCGCAACTAATCCCTGATGCCTTACTTGTGCCCCCAGAACGGCCTGCGGTCCCGGCCCCTGGCGCTTCTGACAAGGCTGTTGCCCGGTATATCCTCCAGATGGAGGAATGGTCCGAGGCTGTCATCCGGCAGTTTCAAGACATTGCAACTGTCATAAAGGAGACATGACATGAATGGACTAATCATCGCAACATATCTTTTGGTTCAGGGTTTGCCAGCCATCGAGGGCGGTGCTTGCATGAGCGTTGAGGACGCGGACAAATCTCTCAACATGCACGGTGAAGAAATCGTCGGCATGATACCGATGCCGCCTGTAGGGGTGAGAGTTCTTGTGGAGCGGGCTGACGGCACGTTCAAGGAGATGTTTTACGACATGCGCGTTCGTCAGGTTTGCCATGTGACGGACTTCTCCGGCGACCCAAGGGTGCAATCGCAGGGTATCTAAATGGGCATGACGCCTGAGCAGAAAGCAGCCTATGACCTTCGAAAGAAGGGCCATAGTATGCAAGAGATTGCCTTCGCGCTCGGTGTCACCAAAGGCACCGTTGAAAAGCGCCTTACCCGTGCTCAAAAATGGCTGGACGCTTCCGACGGACAGGTTGCCGCGATGGAAGCGACTGGCCTACAACCTGATACGGCCAAGTTCGGATGGCGGATTATTCAGCATCAGGACGGTTCACGCGACTCGGTGTTCTGGGACGCGCGTGGCCAAGCCGATGAAGACAAACTGGACGCCATCCGTGCCGCTATGGATGGCATCAAGGCAGCGAAACCCATAAAGGCACCTGAATACGCCGATAAAGATTTGCTGACAGTCTATCCGATAGCAGATGCGCATATCGGGATGCGGGCTTGGGGCAAGGAAGCCGGTGAGGACTATGATACGGAAATCGCCTGCAACCGCTTGATAGAATGGGTGAGCCGATGCGTTGCGGCATCGCCAGATAGCGAACAGGCCGTCATAGTGGACGTGGGGGACTTGTTCCATGCCAATGACGATACAAATGCTACACCGCGCTCCAAGCATGTTCTGGATGTCGATACGAGATTCTATCGAACCGCTGAGATGACGCTTTCTGCCCTGTCAGCAGCGATTGATTGCGCGTTGCACAAGCATGAGACTGTGCGTCTTGTTATCCTGCCCGGCAATCACGATCCGTATGCCTATCTTATTATCCTGTTTGCGATGGCCGAACGCTACCGGAATGAGCCGCGCGTTGAGGTTGTGAAGCAGCCTGGCGAGTTCTGGATACATCAGTTCGGCGCAAATATGCTGGCGTTCCATCATGGCGACAAGGCAAAAGCCGAAAGGCTGGTTCTGTGGCTGGCAGACGAGTTTCCTGACGTTTGGGGTGCCACGAAGTACCGACACCTATGGACAGGGCATCTGCATCATCATAAAAGTTCAGACATTGGCGGTGTAACATGGGAGCAGTTGCGGGCCATGACAGAGAAGGATGCATATGCCCGCAGCCATGCTTATTCGGCGCGGGCGCAATTGCAGGGTATCACGCTTCATCGTGAGCGTGGAGAAATCAGCAGGGTGAAGGTTGGAGCATGACAGAACGTGAGCGGATACTCGCAGAAGCTGCCAAACTGATTTGTGGCGACAGGCAAGAAGCCTACGGCCCTCCGCAAGAGAACTTCAAGCGCATTGCAGATGGATGGGCTATCATTCTCGGATGCCCTGTCACCCCAGAGCAAGTTTCGCTCTGCATGGCATGGCTGAAGATTGCACGCCTTGTGAACGGCCCGCATCGGGATAGTTACGTTGACGGCGCGGCCTACATGGCCTTGGCAGCGGAGTTGTCGGAATGACATGCCCTGAGTGGATCATACGCTTGTCGTGGCGCATAAACATGGCGCTGTTCGGCACGAACGAAAGTTTGTGCAGCCGCGCTTGGCGGCTACGCAATCGTTATTTCTTCTGGAGGGGATGGGTGAAGTTCTTCGGCCCAAGGCATTGCCGCAGAAGTTGGGAACGCTATTTTTCCGGGCAATCCTCAAAGTAGGCATCCACCACGAACGACACGATGAACTCAGCGATAGTCATACCTGTCGGTATCTGTGACGCAATCCAGTATTGCTGCTCTTTTGTAAGTTGCTCCAAAGCAGGGCGAATTGAGCCGGCTGGGTAGTCCAGCAGAATGGATCTTTCCTTTGGCTTGAACTGCGGCGCGTATCCGTAGTCCCGCGCCAGTTTCATGTGGCGGTGCAAATGCTTAATTGGAACACCAAGGCGTTCGGATATTTTCTCGTAGGACAATCCTTCAGAACGCAGTTCGGCAACGATTTTGTACTTTGGCGTCTTACTCATAGGAGATACCATTCGCCGTGAGAAGTTCCTGAAGGCGCTCCACTTCGTCCTTGAGCATGTCATACGCCTGCTGCAACGCACTGTCCTCAACGAGCAGAGTGGTGCAGACAAGGTTGCCGCGCCCATCGCTGTCCTCGATGACGGCTAGTTTGTTCTTTGTGCCGACATCTTCTTCCGACAAGTCGAACTCGTCAACGCACCTGGCGGGGATGTAAATCACCTTTCCATCTTCTGTCTCAGCGAACCCGTACATCTTTTCTCCGGTACTGACGATGCGCGTGAAGTATGCTTCGATAATCATTCGATTCTCCGTTTCCTGATTTGTCCAACGAACCTATTAGCATATTGCAAATGTGTCAATGATTGATTAGTGTCCACCACATGAAACTTGTAGACAGAATACGAAGAGTCGTTGCGGAGAAACCGCATTGGAGTCCCGCAAGAATTGCGGAGGAAATTGGCAGCACGGCCAAGTCCGTCAGCGTTGTAGGAAGCCGTGAAGGCATCAAATTCATGTCGCGCAGGCAGTTGGAGGATTGGATAGATGGGCAAGCGTTCGGACTTCAAGAGAGTGGAACGGGACTTCTATCCGACACCGATGGAGGCTGTCCTGCCGCTCCTGCCACACCTGAAGCCGACGACGTTATTCGTTGAGCCTTGTGCCGGCGACGGTGCGCTCATGAACCATCTTGAGGCGCATGGGCATCTCTGCACCGATGCGTTTGACATAGAGCCTCAGAGGGACGCTATCCGGCAGGTAGACGCATTGTCTGACTGGAACCACGCCATTGGCAATGTCATCATCACCAATCCCCCGTGGGACAGGAAAATCCTGCATCCGATGATTGATAACTTCCGGGTGAAGATGCCGACTTGGCTCTTGTTCGATGCCGACTGGATGCACACACGTCAGTCTGCTCCGTTCATGCCGTATTGCCGAAAGATTGTCAGCGTCGGGCGCGTCAAGTGGATACCTGATAGCAAGATGACGGGCAAAGACAACTGCGCTTGGTACTATTTTGACTGCACCGAGTATTGTCAGCAAGCCCATCAGTTCAAGATAGTTCAGATTGCTGCTGGCGATAAACGTGTTACCATCACCTTCAGTCATTCCAATGACGATGGCTTTTGACAGTTGCTGCCCTTCCGCTCGATGTAGCATCTCGGAAAACATGGCGACGGCGCTACGATTGTTCTTCGGGAAGTCAATCACATCCATTTATGGCAATCCTGTGTTTCTTGCAGGCGGCTTTCACCGTGTCTTCTGTCTCGGCTATCTTTTCAGCGATCTGCCGATACGTCAAGGACGCATATCCATGCACGGCGCGTATCTTTTTCGCTACTCCAGCAAGCCGGAATCGAACGCTGACGCGCTTATTGCCGAACTCATCGTAGATGCTTGAGTATCCTGTTGGGTATCGAGTGGGCTTGTTCTTCTGGAGCCATGCTTCAATGGCACCCTGCTCTTGTTCACTCATGTGGCCCATAAAAAAGATGCGCTCCTGACTGCCCTAGAAACTTGTAATGCTTGGCCCAATAGGGGCGTACTTTGGTTGTGTGGTAGTGCGTGGCACCTTGTATCGGGTTCACGCCAGGATCGTCAAGAACCATGCCGGCGACCATCAGGCTGGTTCGCCATGCATTTGCATTACCTATGCTTGGAATACCATTGTTGAACGCGCTGAACTGCTTATGCTGAAGCGCGACATGGCACACACCATCAGGGTAGTGTTTAGAAGCCACCCGCTCCAGCACAACACCAGCAACGGCAGCTTGCGCGTCCAGAGGTTCTGAACGCGCTTCAAAGTAAATGACGGCTGCCAGGCAGATGAGGGATGTCACCCCACCAACCCCGCTTGTCTGGCACCTTCGTAAAGAGCCTTCATGTCGTTGAACTCTTTGCGAGTGCAGTTGTGGTCAATCAGGCAGTCAATCTCTGCTGCCAGTTCCCGCAGGGCAGCGACAGGAGCACCGTCCTCATTGTCTGCGGCACGAACGGCGTTGTAGATAGCGTCGTTCAGTTCGTGCATTGCGTCCATGTATTCACTCATTTCATCGTCCTTTCCAGAAGGTCCAACAGGGACAGGATTTCGTTCATGTCATAGTAACGCGGATCGTTCTTGGCCTTGAGGTCCATTTTGCTGACTTCGGCCTTGCGCTTCAGGCGTTTCAGGATTGCTTGTTGTTCTTCTGTCATTCCCACTCATCCTTCTCTGCTGCAATATCGGCGCAAACGGCATACAACTCATCCGCCACATCCTTGTCCCATTTCTGCTCAACGGCTTTCGGCGTGTAGGCAACGCCGTTGATTTCAAATTCCTCGATGTCGATGTCCTCGATTTCGTACCAGACAGGTGAACCGGGAACACCATAGTCACTACGCACCGACTTGCCGGTGGCCGTGATGCACACGTCCAGACGGTCATCCTCGTCGTAGAGCGGCGCCAGAAGCGGATGTTCCGCTACGTCATACGAGTCGATGCAGGTGGTGGTGATGGAAGCCATGTTGATTCTCCTTGCGTTTCCTTGCGACATTGTGTTAGCACGTCGTTAATGAACCAGTCAAGGAGAATCGCAATGATGCTTTACGAAAGTAGTTTCGTCCAAAGGTGGCACACTCATCCCCGACTGGCCCGATTGGGCCAAACCCTTGGGCATCATCAATGGGCCTGCGCTGCCCTGATCGCGGAACTCCACCCTTTGCCAACAACGGCTCTGGTCCTGGCTGCGCTCTACCATGATGTCGGTGAAGCCGTTACCGGCGATATGCCGTACATGGCTAAGCGCAGGTTTGGTGATGTGCTTGGAGCCTACGAGAAAGAGGCAGCGCAACAAATCACGGGCCACACTTTTGACTTGTCCGAAGAAGATGAGCGTTGGCTGAAGCTGGTTGACAGGCTTGAATCAGTCCTGTTCGTGCGCCTCAATGCACCTGACTTGCTGGCCCATCCTGAATGGATTGAGTGCATCGAATGGATCAAGTTGGAAGCCTCGTCGCTCGGTGTCGGTACTGAAGTCAGGGGGATGTTGTGATGAAAGTTCTTGTAGCTTGTGAATATTCTGGACGTGTTCGTGATGCCTTTATTGCACGAGGTCACGACGCAATAAGTTGTGACTTGTTGGAAAGCGAGCAGCCGGGGCCACATATTCAGGGCGATGTGTTACCTATCCTGCAAGAGCCTTGGGATTTGGTGATTGCGCATCCGCCATGCACGCGGCTTTGCAACAGCGGCGTCAGGTGGCTCGCAGAACGCAATTTGTGGGATGATATGCGCGAAGGCGCGGCGTTCTTCCTAGCTTGTCTCAATGCAAATGCGCCGAAGGTAGCCGTTGAAAACCCAGTCATGCACAAGTATGCGCGGGAAATCGTTGGGCGCGGACCAGATTTCACAGTCCAACCGTGGCAGTTTGGAGACCCGGCAAAGAAGCGCACATGCTTCTGGACGCGCGGCTTGCAGCCACTCAGGGCAACCAGCACCATGACAGCGGCAGACGCTCGGGCTGATTGCCATCTTGCCAGCCCTGGGCCTGACCGCTGGAAAGAACGATCGCGCACATATCAAGGTATCGCTGACGCTATGGCAGAGCAGTGGGGAGACACCCTCTAATGCCCTACACCTACGAACAAATGTCGCCGCTTGGGAAGTGGATCACCGTCAAAACAGCAGAGGCGCCTGTCGTCGTCAATGGGCGCGTCAAAACAGCGGAAGGGCAGGGGCCGAGGGTGAGGAATGTTAGGCCTTCAGAGAAGAAAGAAGAGCAGACTGATTAGCGTTTTTATCAGTCAGAACTTTCACCACACGCTCATCTATGGTACCCTTGGCAATGATATGAACAATCCTGACCGGCCTCGTTTGCCCTTGCCTATGAAGCCTAGCATTGAATTGTTGATATAGTTCAAGGGACCAATTCAAACCAAACCAAACGCTCAACGCACCACCATTCTGAAGATTCAGACCGTGGCCGGCAGAAGCCGGATGAGCCAATAGCATTTTTATTTCACCGCGATTCCAACGATCAATTGTGTCCTGTTGCTTGTCCAAAACAACAGATTTAGGAAAGCGTTTTTGCAAGCGCTCAAGATCAAACTTGTAATTGTAAGCCACAAGAATGTTCTCATCTGGATTGTCCTCAACAATGTCAGAAAGAGCATCCAGTTTCTCTTTATGTAATTCCGCCCAATTCTTATACTCGTCGTGATAGGCTGCTCCATTAGCAAATTGGAGCATCTTGTTGGCAAGTGCTGCTGCACTGACAGCCTCGATTTCCTCCCCTGTATCCAATTGAGCCAGAAGGGTTTTTTCTAGTTCCCTATACTTTTTCATTACAGCGGAAGGCAATTCGACTTCGACATCCAGATCAATCCTATCGGGAAGATCAAGATAATCTTCAGCGTCCATTGATATTACCTTGTCGGAAATCAAATTGTGTATCTTTTCTGCACAACCATCGCGTATCGTATAACGATGCCCCATGAAATCCTGCTCAAAAAATCTTTGACGAAAACCAGTTATTGTGCGACCAAGCCTTTCACCAAAATCTACAGCGTACATTTGCGGCCACAAATCCATAAGACTATTTGGAGATGGCGTGCCAGTCAAAAGAACCATGAAATTGGTATATGGCAAGATCTTTTTTAGTGCGCGAAATCGCTTTGCCGACGGGTTCTTGAATGAACTGGATTCATCAATTACTACACAATCAAAAGGCCATTTCTTTTTATACAAATCAACCAACCACACGACATTCTCACGATTGATTACATAAATATCCGCATCCCGATGCAGAGCAGAGCGTCGAGCCTTTTCGGGACCAGTACATACGCTGACTTTCAAATGATTGAGATGCTTCCATTTGGAGACTTCCTGTGCCCAAGTGCTGTTGGCGACACGAAGCGGCGCAATAACCAATGTCTTTGATAGAGCAAAACTGTCTTTCAGATCGCTGATTGCGGTCAGCGTCGAGACGGATTTACCAAGGCCCATATCCAAGAACAGGGCGCAACGCTCTTTTTCCTTGATGAAATCTATCGCACGGTTCTGATATTCGTGCAGATTGTCACGGTTCAAAGGCACGGGCATTCTCCAGAGTGTCAATGACGCGAACATCACATCCGAGTTCACGGCGCCTGTCATGGTCCTTGAGTTGAGACTCGGTCGGCTTACCGCCAGGTCGTTTCAACTCAACAAAGATGATCTGACCTCCCGGCATTGTTATGAGGCGATCAGGGACGCTCCTACGCCCCGGCGAGGTGAACTTCTCACAGAGACCACCCAGAGCCTTCACACGACGCACCAGAGCGGCCTCCACGTCTTTCTCAAGGGTCACAGCCCAATCTCCTTCATCGCCTCTCTGGCCATGTGTATGTAGCGTTGACGGTCCATATCAGCAGGGACGGTTTCGCTCAGTTGCATCATTGGCTTTGAACCATCAGACATGGGAACCTTATTCCCGTTCTTTGCATATCTGAGCAAGGGCACACCCATTGAGGCGACGATCAACGCTTGCTCGGATGTGACCAAATTCCTGATGGTGCGTAGC